GGTGGAGGCGCAAATACCAGTGCGACTGGTGTGATTAGTGGAGGAGGGGGTGTTAATTTGTATGGTAGTTCTTGTAATGGACATGGAGAGGAGTCCACTTATGCGGCTGGTGGGAGTCCCACTGGAATTTCTGGTAACGATTATGCAAGAACTTTTTATTCTCCCAATAGTAATCGATATAATCGCAACCAAACTCTTTCAGTCAATTATTTTTCATCGTTGATGGTTCACCAATCAAGTTTTGATGCTGGATCAGATGTTGATAATGCCAGCGTCAAACTAACACGCTTTCCATCAACAGTTTATTCCAATACTCGCCACTACGTGACAATATCCGCTAACTCTCAAGATAAAGGGCTTTACGCACAGGCAGGGCCATTTTGTGGTGGTGCAGGATATAGGAATTCTTGTAGTTCGGCTGAAATAAATTCAATGGCTGGTGGAGTCGGGGCTGGAGGTGGCGCAGCTACGAACCAGAGTAGTGGTGAATCAGCGTATAGTGGCCCCGGTGGTTCTGGTTTAATAATAATCTTTCCCATTCAACTAGGATAAAAATATGGCAATTATTAAACTTACAAAAGATGGCGTAAGTAACGAGATTGTTGCTGATTTTAAATGGGCTAAAGCAACTTATCCTGATTATACTGTTGAGGATTTAACTGTTTATCCTACAAGCGATGAAATACTTGAGGCAGAAAAAATAGAGGCTAGGCAATGGAGAAATGAAGAGTTAGAAAGAACTGACTCATTATCGTTGTTAAGTGACCATCCTCAAAAAACACAGATAACTACATACAGGACAGCACTTAGAGAGTGGCCTAGCACCAGTGATTTTCCTGATACACCTCCTACGGAGGAAACAGCCGCGAAATGTATCGAGCGATGGGAAGCTGATGAAAGAAGTTAATTTAACAACTCCAGAGCAACCTTGTTTTATAGGAGCTTGGTATCTTCCTGATGCAAGTTTATGTGATGAAATTATTAGTGCTTATGACACAAATTCGTTTAAAACAGTACAAGGGGTAGTAGGCGGTGGTGATAACGATATAGTAGATACAACAATAAAAGATTCAATAGATTCAAGCCTATATGATGTTCCCGATCTTGCGAATAAATTTACAGCTAATTTACTTGCTGTTTTAGAACAGTATAAACAGAGATTTTTTTATTCAAATCATGTTGATACTTTTTTTGTTGATCGTATAAATATCCAAAAGTATCCAAAAGATGCAGGGTATCATGCGTGGCACACTGAAAGGATGAACGCTAATTTTAGGCATTTAGTATGGATGACTTATTTGAATGATATTAAAGAAGGTGGTGAAACTGAATTTTACTATCAGAAGCTTAAAGTAAAGCCACGCAAAGGACTGACACTGATTTGGCCTGTTGACTGGACGCATACCCATAGAGGGATAGTGGCCCCAAATGAAGAAAAAATGATTCTTACAGGGTGGTTTAGTTTTTCACAGCCTCAAGTTAATTTAGAGGCAGCCTAATTAACACAGGACAGGAATATGGCTACATATGTAAATAATTTAAGACTAGAAGAAATAACAACAGGCGATGCTTCGGGCACTTGGGGCACAAAAACAAATACTAATCTTAGTCTCATTGGTAAAGCTTTAGGGTATGCAACGGAAGCTTCTTTTGGTTCTGATGCTAATGCCACTACCACTGTTGCTGACGGTGCAGATGATCCCGCACGAGCCTTATATTTTAAGGTTACTAGTGGAGCCACTTTAACCGCTACACGAGAGTTAACGATAGCTCCTAACACCATATCAAGAGTGATGATTATTGAGAACGCTACCACTGGTTCGCAGATAATTACTATAAAACAAGGATCAGGAAGTACAGTCAATATACCCGCTGGGGGTGTAAAAATAGTCTATCTTGATGGTGCGGGTGCTGGTGCTGCGGTAGTTGATGCACTTGTAGACTTAGATCTGACAGGTACAACTACAGCAGCAGCCATAACAGCATCTGGTGCCATAACAGCATCTGGGGTTATTACTGGATCTACTATTGAAGCTACAGGAGATACTTCTGCTAGTGACAATGCAGCTATTGGATACACCGCTGCTGAAGGTCTAATTCTAACAGGTCAGGGTTCTACGAATGACGTAACTATTAAAAATGACGCTGATGCAGACGTATTAGAAATACCTACAGGAACTACAAATGTAGATATTGTTGGTGTCGCTACTGCTGCAACATTTGAACCTGATGGAGATACCGCTGCTGGGGATAATGCTGCTATTGGTTACACAGCAACAGAAGGGCTTATTCTTACAGGGCAAGGTTCCACCAATGACGTAACTATAAAAAATGATGCTGACGGAGATGTCATTGCTATCCCAACAGGAGGCACTGACGTTAACTTTCATGGCAACGTCAACATTCTAGCGGAGAACGATTTACGGCTACAAGATGCTTCTGGAGGACAATATATAGCATTGCAAGCACCCTCCACTGTTGCAAGTAATGTGACGTTAACGCTACCCGCTGACGATGGAGAGGCAAATCAAGTTTTAAGTACTGATGGTAATGGGGTATTAGATTTCATTACTAATAGCTACCTTGGTTTTGCTATAATTAACTCTGCTACTCCTATGGAGGCATCAGGACAATATGTATCAAATAGTAGTAGCGCGTTAACACATACGTTACCTTCGGGTGTAGCTGGGGCTACAATTATATTATCTAACGTGGGGTCTGGAGTAGTGACTGTGGCGCGTACCAGCAGTCAAAAAATAGATTCTGCTGCCGAAGATGGGACATTGAACCAAGGTGCTTCTGTGCAGTTTGTCTACGTTGATGGTACTGTTGGATGGCATACTTTATAGGACAAGATTATGGCGGTATTAGGCAACAGAGTAATAAAATCAATTCAAAGAGGCTCCACCGGGAAAGGCGGTGGTGGAGGTGATGTAACCATAAATGCTGTTGATCTGTCCAAAACGATAGTCAATGTTAGTGTAGCTACTGGTAAGCAACGATTTGCCAAAACTGATACTCCATCCTACGCATATCAACAAGCGATTGGCGCGGGTGTGTATCTTAGCGATAGTACAACGCTTACTGTAGTAAATGGGACTTATGACACAACCAGTGGCACTGGATATACTTTTTCAGTGCCATCAATCTATTATGAGGTAGTTGAATATGAGTAGTTTAGTTTATGCGGAGCTTGACGGTAATAACATATGCACTGGTGTGAATGAATACTTTCAAACTTTAAATAACCCGCCTTCCAATTACCAGCAAATAGATAGTTTCGATACTAGTGTTATTGGAAAAAGATGGAACGGTTCTTCTTTTGAAGAGGTGTAAGTACTAATGGAAGAATCCGAAGCTTTAGCTGAAATAAGAGCACATGAAAGAGAGTGCGCTGTACGTTGGGATAATATAAAAGTACGTTTAGAGCGTGGTTCTCAGCGCATGGATAGACTAGAGATTTCAATATGGGGAGTGTACCCGTTCATTTTAGCTACTGTATTTTTAGCTAAGCATTTTTGATATAATTAATTATGTTCGCTGAACTTGCAGCGATAGGTAGTGCTCTTAGTGCTATCAACAGTGCAGTATCTACTTATAAAGAAACTAAAGCTAACGCTCAAGACGCTGCTAGGCTTCTAGGCAGATTTAGTGAAACTTCAGATAAGTTAGATAAATGGGAAAAGAAGACTAAATTAAAACGTCCTCTGACTCCTAAAGAAG